CGATGACGGAATTCGGGATCCGTGTCCGAACAAAATCGGACACGTTTCCCAAGTACGTCAGCAACGAGCCTGTGGGCGTGATGAATAGGAATTTTTGAATTCCATTTATACCGCCGCCAGGCCCGCAATACCGCACGATACACGTAAGGTATACGATCTAGGGATTGCAGCCTAGGACGATTAAATAGCTCCCACACAGCTGTGGGGTTATTAAACCGAGCTAGAACCTCCCCGAGGCCAATGTCTTCGGGAAGGGGTTGCACCCTGATCTTCCGCATTTCGCACGCCCGGTATGCGAGTTCTAAATTCGAACCCGCATATTTTGGTTGGCGAAGCAGATTCAACCCTTTGCCGGTATTAATCTCCTCAACAGTAAGTGAGGAGACTGCACCAGCCCAGGCAGTTGAAAACCGAGGTGGACGGATGGGATACATTTGATGTGAAATCCCACCCGCCACTTCGGGGGCCCCCAAAGGAATGCCGTTTAAAAAAGCGGCATCCCAAAAGGGGCCGAACCTTGAAAGTTTAAAAAAACTTTTAGGTCCTTTTCCATGTTGAAGATTGGCGAATGAACGCGGTTGGTTATACCAATCTACCTGGCCCTTTGAGCCGCCCGGAGGGGCGGCCCATAAGGATACCATGGTAAAATCAACGACATGGCCGTCCTGGAACGGAATTTCTTTAAACAACCCCCTTCGGGGGTGCGAAAAATCTTTCGTTTCAGAGACGTCTGCGCCTAAACGGCCCAGAATCCACGTATGAAGGGAACTATTAGTGGGGGTAGTGCAAAAAATTGCATCATCCCCACATGTGTTCACCGGAATACGTGGGAGCCCTTGCATTGTTGTTTGCATATGCAAGGCAAATTTCGTGACGAGTGGCAGCATGGCCCACGAATGTGGGTCACCCATCATCTCTCCGCGGAATGTTATATATCCTGCTAAGTCCATTAATTGGGCGTACCAGGAATTAACACTTGAGAAGTAAGCTCGAAAGCTCGCTTGCTCAGGTAATGTGGGTCTAAATTCTTGGGCTCTCGTTAAAACCGTGCGTAATGACGTACGTTCAAACGAGACCTCCTTGAAGTAGCTCACATCGAGCCCGGCCGACTCAAACAACTTTAATGGTTGCTTGATTCCAAGCCGGACCCGAAGATCAGTTGTGGTAAGCTTAATCCGGACAGGATCCGGAAATGGGTTACATTCCACAAACGTCTTCCACTCTTTAGGATCGAGGATCTTTCGGGGGCCTGTCAACAAATTGACAAACTCTCGAAAAGGTTCAAGTTCAGGGTGGATATCAATTAGAGCTGAATAACCCTCCCTGGCAATCCAGAAAGGGTGGTTATCAGTACTAACTGTTAGGTCTTGAGAACGGACAATCTCCCCCCGTTTGGGGGAGATGAAATAGTCCTTAATCTTACCTCCCAAGCTCTCCGAGATGCCGCGGACTCGCACTAAATGCGAGTCCGCAGCACTTCGGAGAACGTGGTCAATTAAATGAGCTGCGGCAACACCCAATGTTGGGATCCGCACCTTTAACCCCTTTTC